TGGCGTGAACCACAGTTTCGCAGCTATCAACAATACAGCCGTCAGCCGTGATCGTAAAGCAACTGGTAACGGTATCGTCGGTGGCTTCAAGTACAAACCTGATGTTGGACATAACTGAACTAGCGGCGGTCATAGCAACGGTGCCATCAAACACGCCGACAGTGATAGTTGGCCGGATAGTCCCGTGGCCCAGGCCAATGACCTGAACACCAATTACATCCATTGTGATGTTAGCGGCAAGAGTCTCTACATGACCCGCCTTGACCATAACCATATCGCCCTGGGAGGCGGTGCAGCGGCCGATGGCGTAATCAATCGTGGCAAAGGGCTGGTTTTGGGTGCCTGGGTTGCCGTCAGAACCTAGAACTGAGTGAACCCAAAAGACGTTTCCGCCATACGTATTAAGAACCGGCAGTCCGCGAACTGAGACGCCGCCAGAAAAACCATTGGGATAATTGGAAATGGGCATATGAAAATTCCTTGTTCAAGCGAGAGGTGTTCTCAAGTCACTGGGACCGAACGGAAAAAACTATAGCAGAGACGCTGTGGGTGTGCAATAAAAATCCCCCGGCGAAAGGCCGGGGGAAAAGTTTAAGGTTCAGGGAGAACCTTAAATGGTTAGGCTCCGGGAGAACCAAAAACGCCGCGCCAGTCGGTATGACCGAAGGCATAGCGTTCACGGGTCTTGTAACGAAGATTGCCGGTTTCAAAGTCCCCTTCCATACCCTTCTGCAAGGCGATACGCTGGAAGTACTTGAGACCATCCGGGCAGTCCGTTTTAATGAACCAAGCGTCAGTGTCGGTAAGACGCTGGTTGACGACAAAGCCCTGCGGGCAATAACCGGCAGACTTAATCGCGTTGATGTCGTTGTTAGCCGAGTCCACCCGCAACGAAGATTGCAAGAGTCGTTCAGCAACAAAAACAAGGGCAGGCGGGATAATAAGCTTGAGGCCCGTGGCAGCAAGAGGAATGCCTCGGTCATCTTTAACCTGAGAGATATTAATGAGGATCTGCTCAAGGGAAGTCTCATTAAGATCTGCAGAGGTAGCAAGCTCGTTTGACTGGTTTCCATCCGAAGTAGGATGGTCCGTGGCCAGCAACTCTTTACCATCACCACCAGCATATGCTGAATCGAAGCCGTTATTGAGGATATTGGCTCCGGTGATCTCCTTGGTGTGGTGCATGGACCGCGCGAGCGCCTTAACGTATTTGCGCCCAAGGCTCATGTAGAGATGGTCCTCTTCCGCTTCCTGGGTCAGGGCGAAAGCCAACGCATAGGTCTTATGCGTATAGCGTTTTGTCCAAACTTCGTTTGCGGTGTCATAGGACACGGCCCCGCCTTCAGATTTCTCCGGGGCTTCTCCGAAGCCTTCCATAAGGACGTCTTCCTCAAACGCCTTTTTAGAAGTATTGTGCTCGAAGATCCCCGTGTACTGAGTTGGGAAAGCTTTATAGGAAAGACCGAACAGGGTGTTGAGCCCTTCTTCCAGCCCTTTCGGAAATGATGCTCTTGGCATAGGCATGGTTCAGTGCTCCTATACGCCAGGAGTCGTAGAGTCATCACGCGAGAATTCATGCTCAAAGATCGTTACGAGCACGTTCGCGTGTTCACCATACGCATTTCCTGGAGATTTAAGTATACCGTGGAAACGGAAGGCAGCATTACCTGTACCAACCGTCGCCTCGAACTCGTGGCGTGAAATTCCGGTGGAGGTGTCCCCGGCCCCGGCAACATGGTCGCCCAAGAGACCAACGTCTGCGGCAGCAATAGTGCCCCCGGTCTCTTGCTGAGCAGCGAACACAATGTTCGGGTCATCGTAAACCCAAGCTACAATCTCAGTTGCGACGGTTGAAGCGGGCCAGTATTTGCTGAAAACTTGGTTCCCGGCGGCATCTACATATTGGCACCCGGCAAAAACACCAAGGACACGGTCAGCAGCAGCGGCGGCTTCAATGCCCCCACCGCCAACCAGTTTCACCACGTCGCCTTTAAAGATCCCAGTACCATAGGTACTCGCGATCGTATATTCACTCATGCGAATCGTACCGCCCGACAAATGTCGAACCGGCCAGAATCCGCGTGGAGCATCAGTATTAGCCATCACTCGATCCTTTCGGTTGTGAAGCTATCCATCGTCTTCCATAACCACAGAGGGTCTGGCACCACGATCAATACCTTCTTTTGAGGTTTTGTCTATATCAACCCCACCGGACTGAGCCACTTTATCGAGCGCCTGATTTACGAAACGCTGTTGGTCCTTGGTCTTGCCACGAAAATATCTGTCGCGAGACTGAGCTCGCTCTTCGGGCATTTCGCATAGAATCATGCCTTCCACCCCAACAACCCCTTCAAACTGTCCGTGCGCTATGGTCGGCGCATAAAAGTCTATGGGAACACTGTTAGAGGGCCTAGGAGTCCAACCTTCTCGTAATCTTCGCGCTGTATGCTGTGGCGCGTCTTTCCCCAGAATCGAGGTGGAAACCCAACGCTGACGCATCCCCGGTCTAGCGGGCGGTGCTTCCAAAAGTGCTGTAGGTTCCCATATATCTTCGCGCGAGAGATCCTCGCGATCCAGATGGGCTTCTTCTGCTTCTCGTGACGTGCGCTTTGTTGACATGATCATGTACCTCTATTCTTTTCAACTTCTTTAGCATATTCGGTGAGCTCTTCCTTTGTGCTGAGCCCCAACTCTTGCGCGGTACTTAATTCCTCACGAGTTAGTCTTAGTCTGTTGTCCCCTTTAGGTTTCCCCCCACGACCTCCTGTACTAGCGGCGGCGGGAGAACGACGACGGGGTTCTGCTTTAGTGTATAGCTCAGGAAAACGGACTTGTAAACGGTTATCTAGTTCAATGTAGTAAGAAGGATCATTTTTATCAAAGCCTTCTTGCTCCAATCTCACATCAATTGCTCTTGCCATGGTACTTGCATCTTCATTCCCAGGGGCATTAAACCAACGATTCTTATTCCACCATGTCATAGCTTCAGGAGGCGGAGGGGATGGTTGTCCGGGGGCTGGGGCGTGTTGGCGATCATCCTGGCGTTGGGCCTGTTGGATATTAGATTCGCGGGCCTCCGCCACGCGGGCAGCAGCGCGCATGTCAGCAAGCTTCTCCATAAGGGCGACTTGTTGGTTTGTGTCACCTTCTTCGGTAGCAGTCACCAATCTGGACCTGACCTCTTCATAGGTAGTCTTAAAGTCTTGGATCTGTTTTTCGGTAACGCCTGTCTCCAACTTATTTAGACGATCAGAAATGTCCGTTGTGGCGGCTTCCGCCGCCGCTGCGCGCCGAAGCGCGTCATTCCTATCTCTGGTGAGTTGGTCAATGCGCTGTTGGAACCGGGTGTCCTTAGCTTTTGGCCCTGGCTTATCTTCAGCTACGCCTTGTTTGCCGTCTCCGTCATCGTCATCGTCATCGATAATTGATAAGAAGTCTTCTGGTTCGGTGCCTTCGTCAGGCTCTTTATCGACGGAGGAGGTGAGGTCCTTGGCTAGGGCCTCGGTATCGTTTTCTTCCCATGCATCGGTCATGCCGCTTGCTCCTTATCGTCAACCAACTCCCAGTCCTCGGCGAGCATATCGGTCTGGCTGCAAAGCCAGGGGACCACCATATCGTCGGCAGTCTTCATGTCGACATGTCCATGATAATTAATTTCAGTGCCTTCGGAGTAGATCCCCAAAAGCGGTGGGCGGTTGACTTTGAAGGTTGAACCTGGAACCAAGAAAATAAACATCCCCTTACCATTCCAACCTTCGCGGGCGACACGGTGGCCCATCTTAAGCGCGTTCAATGCGTTGCTGAAATCCATTGTCTGTACTTCCTTTCTGCGCGGATGTCGCGGGTTAACTGTAGACCTTAATCATGGACGGGTCATCAACAACAGCAATTACTTCGTCATCGTTAATGAAGCGGTACTCTTCGCCTTCAATGTCCATCTTAAATTGGGTGAACTTAGGTACGATAACCCAGTCACCTACCTTACACCACGGGCCAAGAGGCCACGGGGTACCTGTGTCTCGGTCACAGTAACAATAAGGACCAAGAGCAACTATCTGGGCACAAATTTCAAGCCAGCTTTCAACGTCTTTGACGCTGTCTGGCAAAATGATCCCGCCGGAAGTTACTTCCTTGGGGGCTCGCTTCTTAATAAGGATTTTATACCCTCTGGGGCTTGGAAGTTTATTCGTCATTGTCTTCCTCACTTTCTGCGATGGCCTCATCAAGCAAGACCTCGAGATGTTTGTAGGCTTTCACTTGTCCAATGGTAAACCTGTAGTCTTCGAAATTCTGACATCTCCCTTCAAGGATGTGGAAAGATAAATCCCCCTTAGCCTCGGCCAAGAGCCTCTTAGCTCGCCGGACGAATACCTCGGGGATCATTTCTTTGGCTTTTTCTTAGGCTTTGGTTTGGGTGGAAAGGCAACGGGCTTGAGGCCCGGCTTCAACCCTTTGGGAAAACTCTGCCGCCCCATAGTCATCACTTTACTCCGTGGGTCTGTTCGCCAGCAATTATGGCGAGGGTTTCACTGAACTTCTTGTCCAGTGTCTTTGCCGCGTGGGCAAATTCTCGTGGGGAAATATCCTTCGTGTGGATGCCACGTCGGTTAAGCCAGCTCTTGGCGGCGCGTATTTCAGCGGCGGTTAGTTTTTTCGCCATAGCTAATACTCATTTGGCAATATTTGTTTAAGATAATCATCTAACTCAGGTGTAACCTCATTAAACCTAGGATGAACTGAATCTGTGTTATAGGTTGAATAATCAAAATAATCTTTTTCAGCCATTCTCTTTAAAGCTGACCGCCTTGGAATATTGTATAGTTCAGTAGGAGACGGGCTATATGGCGGCCCGTAGGCTCCAGGAGACATACCTTTAGCCGTATCCTTAAGAAAATTTTGCCCGTTTACTTCTAAAAATTTAAGCATCCAAGTAAGGTCTTTTCTGTCTATCTTTGGAGAAGAAAGCATATCCAGGGTTATTGCTTCCTGCTCAGGAAGACCAGGGTATTCGTTTTTATTCATAACAATGCTGTCGTGATTTTTCATACTTGGGTATATTTTACTGAAATCATCCCAAACATCAAGATCAGGATCAGAAAAAGTAGTGTCATTGGGGTGCGAGTGTAGCGTGTAGTTGGGATGATCCCGATAATTATCATCCCAAAAACCATTCTTCACGGGCTGCCTTGCTGCCCACTCATTTAGACCAATAAATTCTATAGAATCTTCGTTTCCGACTAACTGAGCATGGTCACGCTTGTTAAAGGGCTGACCGGGACCATACCCTCCCCATTCAATATTAGGATCAATGGACACTCTTCTGGAAGTGTTTTTAATTGCCCCCGAGGCCCCCCTAGAAAGCTCAAATAAAAACTTGAGCTTTTTAAACTCAGCCTCAGCTTCATCAGAGCCAGCGGTGGCGGTGACCGTGCCCGCCGCCGTGGCGGGGGCGTACTTCTTGGCTAGATGGGAGGCTTCGCGGGCGGCCTCAGGGATGTTCTTAAATGCCTGCTCTTCCAAATTGTCTTTCCATATGGATTCAGCAACCTTAAGACCCTTTCCACCCAACTTAAGAAAAGGCATCGCTAGAAGAGCCATTTCAGCGGCAGAGTCTAAACTAGAATGAATGGTGTTGCCAGCGGCATCCAAATAACGACCTTCTTTAAGGGAATTGCTCAAACGATCACGTATGCCGGGGTCTGAAGCCGTATTCACGGTGGCGCGGCCAAAGTTTTCTAGGACCTTTTGGGGGCCTCCGGTGAAGGGCTTTACGGCGAAGTTGTAGGTGCTGTCAATATTAGACTTTACCCTGGGGTCGACGCGGCGGTACTCGGGGTAGCCATGAGTTTGGGAGCCCTGTTTGCGTTCTTCTGAGTTGGGAGAAGAACGCTGACGCGCTATCTCCTGGGCCGCTAGGCGATAGAACAGTTTGCGCTCGTCTTCATTCCTTGGTGGCATTGGACGGGCTCGGTGCATTTGCTGTGGCGTGGGCCTTGGCCATGGTGGTGATGCGGGTGGCCTCTATCTGGGCGTGGGCCTTTTCTTGGGCGATCTGGATATCTGCGTCGGCCTTGGCCCACATAGCTTCAATCTCTTGCTGGAGTTTTTCCTTGTTGGCAGCGGAGGCCATCTGGGCCTGCATCATGTCGGCCTTGGACTTGGCTTGAATTTTGATCTGTTCCATTTGCATGTCCATCTGGGCCTCAGCCTGTTTAATCTGGGCATCGATCTGGGCCTCTTGCTGTCGGAGCTGAAGGGATATCTGGGCCTCTTGCTGCTTACGCTGCTGCTCGGCCTGGGCCTTCATCTGCTGTACTTCTATGTCAGCCTGGGCCTTCATTTTGGTGGCCTCGATGTCAGCTTGGATCTGCTCCTTAGTGGGGCCCTTGTCCTGTTGATCGGGTTGCTGGCCCGTTTGGTCAGGCATCGGGGGCAGGGGCGGTCCTAACTGACCTTGCTGACCCTGGTTTATCATGATGGCGGCGGCGGAGCTGACCTTGGCGTCGGTTTCTGGATCTATCTCCTCTGCTTTGGAGTCAGGTTCGTGGAAATTGGGCAGTGTCGGGAGGGGGGCTCCCAGTTGACTCTGTACCTGTACCCTGTAAAGATGAGCCATGTGCTCCGAACGGTGACCAAGGAACGGCTGCATCAACATAAGCTGGCCTTGGGGCGGTAAGCGAACAAACCAGTCGTCCAACACCTTCATATGCGAGATATGGTCCTGGTCTTCGTACACACGGGCGGGTTTTCCCATCAAAATAGCCACATTCTCCGTGACAGCGTCCATCCGGGGGACTTTTGTCGGGTCAATGAGTATTTCGTCCCAGTTTGGAACGCGCATTGCCTCGTACATGGCCCGGAGGGCCGCAAACGTATTGTGGTACTGAGGGTAAGCCGTCGCGAGTTGCAATGAGGCCTGAGCGATCGCGATGCGCTGGGTCGAACTGAAGGTTGCCGGGTCTGAAACAGGAATGACGTCAATATTGTCGCTAAAATCAGCCCGCAGGATGTATTGGTCAGCTTGGGCCATCTTGTAGGGGTATTTATCCCGCAGATACATCCCG